GGCCATAGGCGGAGGAGGGGGAGGAGGGGCCGATGGTGTAGACGACAGAAAGCCCATTATTTGACGCCTCCAATTCATATGGCATTGATGATGTTCATTATGTAGTTTAGCATATGTAATGTGCTCGTGCACGCATCAAATGAGCGTGCGAATATTTCGGAGACCGGAATGGATATCGCCGCCGTTATTTCGTCAATCCCCCCGTGGGGATGGGGAGCAATAACAATCCTGGCGGTATTGGCCGTGAATTATCGAAGGCAGGTTATAGAATTAGCCAGGGGGGTGAAGGGCGTTATAGAAGAGGGTGGAAATTCTGGCGATATTGAGGCAGAGACTGATAATGCTATAGCCGACGACACAAGATGGTCGGTTCTTGACGAGATAGAGGGAGGCAGCCCTTACCCTGTTATCGCCATGGACTATGAATACATTGTCAAGGTCATTAATGACGAAGCGCTAGACCTGATCGGCTACGGGTTTCACGCCGTCATTAACCGCCCAATGGCCCGGCTTCTCCCGCATGAAGGTGAAGGCGTCATGATAGGATGGCTCTCTACCTACCTCAGGGGGTATAAATCTGGGGATGCGCTTAAAATGCAAAAGGTCCGTCGCGCCCTCACCATCATGAGAGCGGACGGACATACGGTGAATTGTGATACCTACTGGACGCACTTCGGAAATGGGCACGGTGGCTTTCGTATAATCCTCGTGCCTGAAGCTTAGCTAGATGCCCCCACCATCCATAGACAGGGCTCGTTCATACAACTTCTTGCGCTCAATCAAACTCTCCAAGTCCTCAATGGTCAATGCCTCCATGGTCACGTTCGCGATTGTCGTCGCATCGCCGGCCTCTTCGTAATGGCCAAGTTCACGTAAGGCGCGAGCCACGCGGTTATGGATGTGGGTGAAATCATGTGATGGATTTGTCAACATCATTTCTTCTTCCCTTCAGTCTTGAGGCCGCACCACGCGACAGGCTTTGGTTTCTGTTCCTCAGCTGTCACGATTGGGCTATCGGTGATCCCGGTGAAATGGGTGGGCGGATGCGGAATACGCTTAAGTTCTTGCGCTTCTTGCAACATCTCGTAAAGACTGTTGCGTGGGTCTGGCGTTTGTTCACGCGGCTTCCCCGCGCCAATCCCTCGCAAGATTAACTGCCTGACCATGGCCCGACGCGTCAGACCGCCGCGCATGGCGTCCAGCATTGAGGCCTCTTCGTCGGTTAGCTTGATGGTTGTTGCGTACATTCTTCCTCCTAATTCCGTGCCGGGCTTCCACCGGCTGCGGCGTTCTAGACGCGAACGTACAGGCGCCACTCAATCGCTCCAGTTTCAACGCAGCGCCATAGGATTTCCCACTGACCATCGCGGGTCACGCGCTGGCGCTCGGTCTGTTCCCAATGCTTATCGCCAACCTTTACGGACATAACACCATCCTTTCCGTGTATTGGCGCCTCGGATGAGCGAGCCGCACGGCGACCTCAGTAGCGAACGTACCCACGCCTCGCCACGCGGCTTTCTCGCAAGGCGTCCAACATGGTGCCTCGCTGGCGGATGAGCCTGTCACGACGCGCATGAAGTTCACCAACCTCAGCCATCTTGTCGGAAATTTCGCGCTCAAGGGCGGCGATCTGGTCCGACAGGCTGGTGGTCGAATTATCACGCGTGTTCCACATCCTTCCCTCCTTCTCTGTGCCGCGCACTCAGGCGGGGCGGTGTTACTTCGACTTTTCGGCGCGGATGGCGTCACGGATTGCCCAGCAAGCGTGGTTATGGGTGGCAACATCAGGGGGAGGCTCGTCCTCAACGTAGGCCATGGAATACCACCCGTGGCTGTGAGCAATGTGACCGGCGCTGTCTAGGCCAGCGTCGAAAGCCGCACGAAGGGCCTTTTCGATCACAGCCGCGCCTTCGCTGATAGATTGCGGCACAGTGATTTGCGGCCACAGTTCATGGGCCAATTCTTCGAAATCAGGCTTTCCCATTCCCTTCCTCCTTCACCTTCCCGAGGCCATCCGCTTGGGGCGGCTCCGGGAGCGGCATCCAGTGGGTGGGCCGAACCTGATACCCATCTGCACTCATCCAGCAGTTTTTCCCGCCGTCCTTCTCAGAAAAGTACCCGGCGCAGACTTCTCTTCCGTTGGCGTTCGGGTCGAACAGGATAATGTCCTCCCAACCCCTCGGCGCGGTCTCAATCGGCTGCCATTCCATGTTACCCTCCGTTGTTAGGTGTGCGGTTGATGGGCGAGCCTCACAGGTTTCCGTGAAGAACGACATTAATTACATCATTCGTGCCTAGACGGTACTCATCAATGGCTCGCGTAAACGCGCCTTCGTCGTAGGCCAGAGCATAGCCAGCGGATTCCCGTTCCTGGTTGGCTGCTACCATTCCCGCAATTGCTGCGTTAAGCGCGGCAGCGCGTGCATTGAGCACCGCAGCGCGAAGTTCTTCAGTTCCCATTTGCATCACATCCTCCACACATAAATCGCCTGTAGCACTTATAGCACATGGGGCGCTACAAGTACACCACAAGCACCATGCGCTAAAAGAAAAGAGCGCCCCGAAGGACGCTCTTTCTTAAATATGAACACGTTAATTACGCCTTGGCTTTCGCCCATTGACCAGACTTCAGCATGACCCATTTCACATTCTTGCGGCCTTTGGCCTTCTGCAAGCTGTAAAGCGGGTCGATAACGGCCTGACGGAGACGACGAATGGCGGCTTTCTGACTCATGTTGGTATTCTCCCGATAACGGTTTTACTAAATGTTGTTCCATTATAGCGCGTTCAGTGCGCCTGTCAACTCTATACATAACAGCACCTATATGTATAGAGTTGACGGGTTCCGTAGACATATATAGCTGCGGCTCTGCCATTGAGCTACGCCCGCTTAAAGCTTTGCCGCCATCTCTGCGAGCCCGTGGGGGGTGGGGCGGGAAGAACACGCAGAAACGGCGGCAAACTGGTCGGCAACATCGGCAAGAAACATTAATCTCAATTGCCAGTGTGCCATGTTAAGCTATTGATGTGAAGTGGTTTTTTGCATTCAAAGACCGGCAACAGGATCGGCCGCTCACTTCGCATAGGGATTATATCCACTCTCCACCGCTGATCTTACCGCATCGAATGGGTTATAGCTAGGGGAAACTGCGGTATGATTGGGGCGACGTTGCCTGCGCTCCTTGACAACTGGATAGGCGAAAGTTAGCGCAAGGGCGTCGCCACGGTTGGGGCTCGGTAAGCCGCGCTCCTTCATGTCTTCCTTGCCTTCAAGCTGGATTTTACCGTCCAGGCGTGGGACCGTCTCAAGGCCGATAAGGTCTTGATATAGCACCTCATCACGCGGATCAATCGCTCCGCCTTGCTTGAGCCATGCCTTCATGTCTCCCCACATTTCGGCTCGTTTGTTCAAATATCCTGGGTCTGTCGGCTTCTCGCTGAACCAGACAAGACGCCAATTGCGCCCCATGGTCTTACCCGCCGATACAATGCCAGTCCCATAGCCAGCGTCGATAAACACGGCGTCCGCGTTGTATTCGCCCTCAAACCGCGCAAGCATGTTGGCAATCTCAATGTCATTGTCATTCCGCGCCAAACTCTTGAGGTGCTTGCTGTATAGCCCTTGACGCATGAACACTTCCAGTGTGTCGCTTCCCGTCCATGCCGGGTCTAGGCCGATCACTACAGGAGCGAAGGAAATCATTTCCTCCTTGATTCCTGCCATGGCATTTCGCGCCCTGTCGGCGTCCTCGGACGAGATAAACTGCATCGCCGATTGAGACGGGAATTGACCGCGCACACGGACCTTCACGAAGTCGCTATCTTCGCCGTGGTCGTCGATCCATTCCTGAATCTTCTTCTTGTTGGTTCCAGGAACTGTGCGGCTGTCAATCTGCTTAGTCACCCAACGATGGCGAAACCTACGGAAGCACTCCCTAAATCTTCCCGTGTTTCTGGTCGGATTTCCGAACACAACCCATATGATTACGGTGTCTTCGTCGGTAAGAGCGCCCTCAGTTACTTCCCAAACGTTGTCATGAATCTTTGACGCCTCATCAAAGCATACAAGGATGATCTTTCCCTTATTGTGCAGACCCGCGAAAGCTTCCGTGTTATGCTCTGACCATGGCACGAAATCCATTCGCCACGTATCTTTATGCACCGCGTCTTGAGACTTGATCGTGGTTGCCTGTACATCAAACCAGTCACCGGTAATCGACATGCGGAACCAGCGAGAAACCTCTGGAACTGTCTTTGTCCGAAGCTGCGTGTCAGTGTTTGCAGTCATCGTAACGCGAGCATCATCAAAGCAGGACATTGCCCAATTCGACAGCATGCCCATCTCTGCGCTTTTGCCCACGCCATGGCCTGACGCAACGGCGATCTGCAATGGCTGAAATCTAGTCTCGGGATTGCTCAGATGGTCGCGGATGAGGCAGTTAATCTCGTGCTGCCATTCCCTAGGGCCGTCCGCGTCCTTTAGCTGGCCTTCGCCCCAATCCCACGCGAATAGCGACCACGCTTGCGGATCGTATTGACACGCAGCGGCCTTCTCTATGATTTCGTCTGTGGGGTCAACCTTCGCCATCAACTCTGGCTTTAGCTCTGGCTAGACGCGAGCCTATATCGACATTACCGGATAGCTCAACTTCCTTGCGGTCGCGCCACTCTTCAGGCTCCCGATTCTTGAGCCACAAAAACGCGGCATTCGCGTCAGGTGGGACATGCTCTATCGTCTCGGCCCGCACGATTTCGCCCTGATATTGGAAGACTTTCTCGCTTGCGTAGGAGTATCCAACGGCTCGATTATACAGGCTTCTCTTCACCCTAGTGTTCGGGGCTTCCTTTCCCAAGTCCATGGCATTACAAAATTCAGGGTGTGCTATGCGCCACCTGTAAATAGTAAGCACGTTTACCTCAAAGAAATCAGCAAGTTCCATGTCAGTTGCGCCGAGTTGACACAGCTTCCTCGCTTGCTCTACGTACTCTGGCTTGTAGCTTGTGGGGCGCCCGGCAGTCATTACACGCTTTCGTCTTTCTGCATCACGATCATAGACATAATCCTGTCATTGGTATTGGTCGATCTGAAATCTCGCCGCATTGCTTCAACCGAAGAAATACCTCCCTTGATCGGGAACTTATGATTAATCCAGCGAAGACCATCTTTATTGCGCTTCACTGGCTCTACGCATTCTTTCCACATCCACGCGTACATTTCCCCATCCGACACATATCATGTGTGATGTTTGACTATATCATGTGTAGCGCTGACAGTCATGTGGTTATTGCGGTCCGTTAGGCGTAGATGGTGCGCTTTTATGTTGACATGCGCCCTACTCGCGCTATAATGGGGCATCAAGACGGACGAAAGACACCAACCCCTTAGCCCTGGAGGCTTCCATGTCCCTTTCCCCCGTCTTCACTACCTTCTCCCGCGCAGCCATGCCGGTGAACCTGCTCACCGTTGCCGACTGGCGCGTGTTTGCCGAAAAGGCTTTCGGCCTGCGCTCTTGGGAATCCGCTGCCCACAAGTACGCGGTGCAGAGCGGAGGCGCCCTTGTCCTGCGCGCCGACGACCGGCTGGTTGTCTTCACCCGCCTTGAAAGCGGCGAAATCCGCCGCACCACTCACAAGCCCGGCACCTGGGGCTTTGACGCTTAACCAGAGAGGCCCGCTTCGGCGGGCCAATCACGCATAGGAGGGGATGAAATGAAACTGACTGGCTTTAACCACGAAGGCCCTGACGGCGAACTTTCGCAGCCGTGCGAAGACTGCCACCATTGGGGCAAGGTTCACCCCGCCGACGCCGCCGAGCGGTGCCTGTCAGAAATCTCGCCCAAATCCATGCGCGAGACGAAAGCGGGCGATACCTGCCCGTATTATCTGGCCGATTAGGCGAGGCGGTGGCGAATGACCGACTACATGCAATATCGAGGGCGCTGCAAAGAACTGTCCGAGCAGGCGATCGCGGCAGACCCGACGTTGCGCCTTGTCCGGGGTTACTACCACTGCCCGATCTGGGGCAGGCAAGAGCACTGGTGGACATCTCGGCAAGACGGAACTATTCACGACCCGTCAGCACGTCAATTCCCCTCCAAGGGGATTGGTGAGTATGAGGAATTTTCCGGCATTTGCGAGTGCGCGAATTGCGGCAAGGAGATTGAGGAAGCTGACGCCATTTCATATGGTAGCTACGCTTTCTGTTCGTCCGAATGCGTTTGCGCGTTTGTTGGCGTTTAGAGGAGAAGGGGCAAAAAATGATTGACTACCAGAAGATCAAAGCGGGTGACAAGTTGCGTGTCGTTGGCGCTGGCGCGCCTGGGTTCGCCAAACTCGGCGATATCGTGACGGTTGTTTCCGTCCAGACGAACCGCTGCGACGTGACGCACGACATAACCGGGGCGCCCGCCTACTTCGCACTAACCTGCGGCGCCGCACGGCTAGAGGCCGTGGCGTGACGCCTGAGCAATTCAAATCTTGGCGCAAGACGTGCGGCCTCTCGCAAGAGAAGGCCGCCGATGCGTTTCTGCGGGTCATACCCCTAAGCCCCGTCCCGTATGGCCTTGACCATGGCGGACCAGCGATAGACAGAATGTCCGCCGTCGTCTTCACCTGCCTGGACAACAGCCTCGCTCGGCGTCTCCAGCACTGACAGGATGGCGTCAACCAGCACTTCGGTTGGCATGTCAGCCATACCCTTGTCGCCGCCTTGGGCCTTGACCCATTCAGCAGTGGCTGTGTCGATGGCGGTAATCATCCGCTCGCGCATGGTGTCGGTCATTTCACGGCCTTCCCCTTACTAGAATTCTCCATCGACTCGCGATCAAGCGTTGTCCCCATCAGCTTGTACGCCCGCTGCTTGATTGCATCGTCAGTGCGGCCCAAGGCATGAGCAATCTCCTCAATCTGGATACGCTCCCAATTGTCCTTTAGGTATTGGTCTTGCTCTGGCGTCCACCGCTTGAAGACAGGCCCCGTCATCACCCCTCCTTGCCGGGCAGGGCGCGGATGGCGGAAAACAGGTTGCGGCATGCCTCGCAATACCCCTCGTCATAGGACTCTTTGTACTCGTTGCGCGAAAACGAAACTTCCAAAGAGAGCATGTCTATCCGCATCGCCTCGCGCCCGGCGTCGTAGGCGGCAATTGCGATCTTCTCCACCCGGTTTGCGATGTCGTCAATATCGTCCGGCGTCGGCAGTTCCGGCAGATCAAGCGCTAGCGTTTCTGCCCATGCGCGGAAATTCGGCTTATCCATCATTCCCCTCCCAGCTTGCGGGCCGCTTCGATGACTGCCGCGTGTTCGTTGGCTTTGCCGTACCACTCCCTGTAATCGGCGTTTGCCTCGTCGTATTGTTCATCGGAGCGGAATTCTGCATTGTCTGGGTTTTCTGGTTCTCTTAACAGCCACGCCATGGCCCGGTAAGCCGCGTCTAGCTCGGCCTCGGCCTTCTCAATTGCATTGGCTGCGTCACAGTAGATCGGCATCGCCGTCTCAAGGTGCATCGCTCGCAAGTGCGTGACAATATCGCTCATTCTTTCCCCCTCAGCTTGAGCAGCGCGGGCGAAGAGAGGGCGGCATTAGCCATCTTGAACGCCTCATGGAAAACGTCGAACGGCATGCACAGCCGATCCTCGAACATCTGGAACATGGCGCGGTCCCGGTAGCTCATGGATTCCCAGAAGCCGCTTTTTGCAAGCGCAATCGCCTGTTCTTTGGTTAGTTCACTCATCCTCATCTCCTCCGCACGGCGCGGGCTAGGGGGTGGCGTCCGTAGGAGGCGCTGGGAGAGGCATCCAGTGCGTCGGCTGGTAAACGGTCTGCCAATCTCCAGCGCCATCGCTCGCGGTGGCTTCCGATCCGCACGCAAACCATTTCTTTGTCGTGTCTCCATACCACCCGATGCAAACCTCGTAGTTCTCTGTCGGGGCATATAGCATCACGTTTTCACCATCCTTCGGCGCACTCTCAATCGGCAACCACTTGCTCATCATTTCGTCCCCTCAGTCTGCGCCAGCCTCGGCGCGGGTGGTTACGCCCTGCACGGGGCGCTTTGCCAACCAGAGATCGCCATTGGCGAAGCCCTGATAGATGTGCCCGGTGAGGGGCGACTTTCCGCTCATAGCCAGCGGCATCAACGCCTCGACAATCTTGACAAACTGCACGAAACCAACGCCGAACTTATCAATGCAGGCGTCGTCAATGTCGGACTCTTCGTCGTCGTCGGGGATGCAGCAAAGATGGCGGCCAAGTTCCTCGTAATCCCAAATGCTCATCTCTCTTCTCCATGCTCATGATTAACCGGGTGTGGTTAGTCTTCCTTGCCCAGGAACAGCGTGGGCGCAGACAGCCGGGCGTAATACTCGACTCCTTCGCCAGACCACCAACTGCTTCCGTCCCACGGCTCTGTGGGCAGTTCCAGGGAAACGCGCCCGAACCAGTCGCCTTCGTAATGGCGCGATCTATGCCCTGTCAGAACGTCCACTTCCGTCTCGGGCGGGAACTGCCTCAGGAACTCGATCAGTTGAGCAACCGTGGTCGTCATCTTTCCCTCCTCCTGTTGCCGCCTCGTTAGGCGGGGTTATCAGCGATACCCAGCAGCACGCGCCTTCATGGCGGCGATGACCGTAGCAAGCGGCTCAAGCTTGTGGGTGCCGACAGTCTCGTAGCCAGCCTCGCCGTACAGCGTGACATCAACGCCACATTCCGGTGCGGTGGCATCAACCGCCCGAGTGAAGCCTGAAGGAACCGCCTTCAGCGCGTCATCAATCTTGCTCGTCAGCGCATATGGCGATGACGGGTAGTGCGTCCCCGTCCACATGCGCCCATCCGCATCAATCCAGTGGTCAAGCTGATACGGTTGTCCGTCGCGACCACGGCTGTAGTCACGGACGCCATGCGTCCAGCCCATGGCATGGAGCACGGCGGCATCAAGGTCGTTCGTGCCGTATTCGGCGGCGTTCAATCGCGCAATTAAATCGTCCATGTCGCGCCCTCCATCAATCATGCTCACATCATAGCAAAATAGCGCACGGAATGCACTAACATTGTTAGCCGTTCTGAGACTTTTCAACCGTGATATCCCGGCAAGACCGTTCCACCATTTTGTAAATAGGCCGCTCGCCCATCTCCATCGCCTGATAGGCGCGACGGCACAGGCCCATTTCGGCTGCGGCCTGAACTTGGGTCATCTTCAGACCCTTGCGCCATGCCTTCAATTCTTGTCCGGTCATTTATTCCTCCACTCGCCAGTCATAGCCAGCATATGACAGAAACCATTTACGTGTGACGATTGCCACGTTTAAGCAGCCGAAGTAATCAGCATATGACCAGTTACGGTCACTCTCGATAAACGCTGCCATTTCTTCCCATCCGGTGGGATGTCCCATAGGCGTGTTCATGATAACTCCATTGCTTTCCCAAACATGGACTTCATCTTTTGTCCACCTCCGCGCTTGCCGTTGTTCAAATACTCTAGCGCTTCCTCGGCAAGATCACTGATCGTTTGTGCCGATATTTCATTGAGCGCGGAAATTCGGTCATTCCTCCATTGTTTAGCCGCCTCGACAACCTTGGCCATCTTGGCTAGGCGGCATTCGGCTGCTTTGCGCTTCGTGATTTCCCACGAGCATTCATCGACTAAGCATTGCATAAATTCTCCGGCGTCTGGGCCAACAAGTTCGCGCAGCCGTTCATTCTCCTTCACCAGGGTTTCGAGCGCGTCGGCTGCTTCGGACGCAAGACCGTGCATAACTTCAATTAACGGGTCAGCGTCGCTTCCTTCAAACGGCAACTCCGCGAACTCACGGAGGCTTTTTACCAGATCGCTAACGTCTCTCATCGCATGTCCTCCGGGGTATTGGGGGCGGCTTTGATGGCCAGAACATAGCCATCCTCGACGGGGTAATTGTATAGGTCTCCGTCGCCTTCATCTGCCAACTGGTTGATGCGGTCACGGTGCTCACTGGTCATCTTTGCGGGGATTGCAACCCATTCCCCAGACCGCAAAGCAGCCAGCACCGACAAGTCAACGCCTAGGCTTTCCAGCGCGGCGCGGGCTTTATTGGCGCAGATGGCGAGTTCCTTGGCGTAAAACCTCTCATTCATGCCCCGGATATACTCACGGTCATAAATGGCTTTTGCGGCCTCATCTACCATTTTGCTGACGTCGGAAAAATGGTCAGGCGCGGTGTAAACGTCTTCTCCTAGTCCGGTCATGGTTATTTCCCTCATACAAAGCGGTCTGTTTAAATTGTAACTTTGCGGACGGCCCGGCACCGACGGCTCCAGTCCTTGCCGGTGCCGTCCTGGCCGCCAACGTCGAAGCCCTGGACCCAGGCGACGGCGGGGGACAGTTCGGTGCTGGTCCAGTAATCGGCCCGCTCGAAGGCCTCGGGGCCGCCCTCTTTGAACGCTTCGGCGGAGGTCTGCTCGGGAACGAAGTCGGCGCCCGGCATCAGGGTCTCGGCCAGCAGCGCGGCCTCGTGGCGGCTGGGCAAGTACCAGTCGGTGAAACCGCCGATCTTCAGGTCACGGCAGAAAGCAGCGGCCGGATGGTGACCGTTGGCAATGGCGGCGGAATTGGCGAGGCCATCGCGCAGGCTGCTGGCGGGGCTCTGGCCCTTGCCCTTACTGCGCCACACCGCCACGGTCTCGCCTTCGGCCTTGGGCGCCACGATCAAAGCGAAGACCTGTTCGTTCAGCAGGAACGTGCCGGCGAAGAAGCCGCCGCCATAGGGCGCGCCGATCTCGGTTGGCACCAGACCTGCAAGGTTGCGGAGCGCGTCTTGAATGTTCGTTGTCTTGATCATAGTGGTTACTCCTGCGCATTGGGTTTGTCGACTCGTTCGCACCTCGGGACATATGCATCCTGAGCGACGGCTTGTTTAATAATTACAACTCCATTAGCAGCAGCATCTATTGTATCTTTGATAAGTGATACTGCCGTGTTCCCAATACCTGGGACATTCCGCCAGGCTTTCTCTCCTATATTTGCCAAATCCCCGAGCGTCATCTGAGACCACCTTACATCACTTTCATCAATACGGCTTGGCCTTGATTGCCGAGCTAATTCAAGACTGGCTCTACACCTTCCCTTCACCGTGTCCCAAACAACTTCAGAAAGGTTTATTGATCTCCATTCACTCATATCTCAAAACCTCCTATAATTACCATTTACTAGCGCTTGATGTTTAGCTGTTCAGATTTGAAATACGTCACACTTCTGCGCGCCGAATGCTTTCCTCTCGCAACCTGCGCTTTTCTTTTTCGCTAAGCATCTCGTCTTCGTACAAATTGAAATCATCACCTGACGTTGAAACTGATTGACGTAACGTTGTCACGGCCGAGGACGGAGAGCCGGAATACCGCTCTGGCTTTGGCTTTTTCACGATCCCAAACCGGTCCAAAAGAGCTTGAGGAACGTCAGTGTCATGCTCATCTGGTGGCGGCCCCCACCCTCCTATCCACATCTTCGCCCGAGTCCAACTTCCGAGCCGACTTTCCCAAAAATCATATTCCCGACGCGGACCGGCTTTCCCCCGGTCATTCTTCGGCGCAACCTTGGCAAAGCAAGCATCCCGGATTTCGTCAATCGACGGCCATCGTTTGACCTTGTGTCGGCAAACCGCCTCGTTCCATCCATCCTCCAAAACATCAGAAGAGAATTCGGAAAGAACGCGGACATAGCGCCGGCATGCAAGTGTAGACTGGTATAGCAAATCCGTTTCGTCATCGGCGTCAAACGGAGGGTAATACAGGCTGATCATCTCCGTCAGAATAGGTTCCAATTTTGAGACGTCGGAGTCGGGCAGCGACTGCCTCAACCCGTTCATCACTTCCCGTGGGCTTGGTTTCAGCGGCTTTGCCATTCTTTCCTCCGTTCAAACGCTCTTCAATCCAAGATATCGGATCAACCGGACTTGCTCTTGCCGCTTGCTGGAAAGCTTCTAGGGTCGCTCCGTCGCCATTCTGTGAGCACCACTTGCCAACAAGTGATCGAAGTTTGGTTACCGGCTTCCCTGATCGGTCTGACAGCCACTGTAAAGCAGGTCCAAATATCCTTGCTTTCAAATCCTCATCCTGAGTTTCGAGCGTCCCTTCTGGGCGCTCATCCGAACGTAGTGAGGATGTAATTAACTGTGGTTGTGGTTGTGGTAACGCGCACGCATGCTCATGCATTGCATCATGCATTGCATCTGCATTGATCTTCTCATTGTTCTTATCCCAGCGCTTTTTTGCAGCATTTGCGCGCTTTTCACGGCTTCCATCCGCCTTTTCAATCTCAGCGTCAATCCGCTTATGTGTGTAGCAGTCTTCGTCTAAATCGAAAAATTCTGATAGCACTGCATCTACATTCGATCTACTTTGCTCATCCATAGCTCGTGCTATGCAATAGCATTGCTCATGCATTGCAGGTAATTTGCCCTTAACCCAGTAATGACCGATCAGCAGGAGGTATGCCCCGTGCTGGCCTTGGGTTAGGTGTGACGTGTCGCGAAGGTAATCTCCCCAGTACAGGGGCATCCAACTGCGAGCGCTCATTATTGCATATTCCTCCATCCGCCAGCATATAGCTTGAGGAATGCAAACTCAGCACAGAACCACTGGAATCTCCGCAAATCATCCCGATCACTGAGGAATCGTCGCTCCGCCTCTTCGACATCGACAAGCAGAAGCGCGGTTACGTCATCACGAGGAATCACCTCACAAGACGCTTGCCATGCAGATATAGCGGTGGTATTTTCTGGCTTAGACATCGGCGACTCCAGATCGCTGCTTGTTCTAGGGCGGGCGTGATGATTGACGGTCATCGCCCGCCCGCCCCATTTATATACACCCGATCATGTGTTGTCGGCAAGAAACTTTCCCGTCATATCGGGTGGAGTCTCCCCTACATGCGTGCCGTGCTTTCCACGTCCTGATGTTTTGCAGCCGACGATATGCAGACCATACCGGGCTTGGTCATAACCGATTCCATGGGCCTGAGCGGCTTGGTGAATCGTCCATCCATCCTTGACCATGGCGGCTATGGAGTGATCCAAAGGAGTTGCGGCTCTCGGGCCAACCTTGCGCGGAATTTTCCTGACAATCCCGCTCCCGGCAGTTGCTCTTTGCACGGTCCTGACGCTAACGCCGTATTTCTTACAGATTTCCGCTTGCGGCATTCCTGCAATATAATCTTTCTTAATATCGGCATCTCTATTGATAACAATATCAAGATATTGCTGCCTGCTTTTCTGCTTACGTGTTGGTTTATTCTTAGTCTTTGTCTGTACTTTCTTCGTTTCCTTGTTATTATTGCGCATGCTTTTTGCGGCCATGATTTCACGCGCTTCCTGGCGTGCTTCGTTATGGCTCGCAATGTCCAGCTTTTCAGGCTTGGAACACATATTCCACGCCTTTTTACGGCGCTTCGGCTCGGCTGTCTTGATGTGTGATAGATCAGCCGCACCCAACACACTTGCGCAATAACGCGTTGGGCACGGGCTGACAATGTTCTTTTCCAGGTATTGCTTGATAAGTTCTTCGTCTGTCATTTTTTCATTATCCTTCCCCACTCTCTCCACCTAAGCGCTAAATCGGCGCATGATTTTGAGGCTGATAGCCTTTCTCTTTCTGACTCTCCGTCATACTCTTCTCGCTCTGCGTGATATTTAGACAGGCTATCGAGTATGCATGCCTCGCGCTCGCAGTCCCTGCCCTCCACATAGAATGGATACGGTAATTGACGTAATGGGGTAATCTTCTTACTTCGCGCCATCATCAATATACCGCAAGTCAGTTGGCTTATAAGACTGGGAAATATCGGCCCAAAGCCCGTCTTTACAAGCAATAAGCAACCCTCTTGCAATATATCTTGTCGCCGTTTACTTACACAAATCACGTCCGTTTGCGTATGAAAAACTCCACCCGCGCTCAGAATGTGTCCTGATTACGCCGCCAAATTTTGCGCATTTGTCTAGCCACTTGGACTCCCTTTTGGTCGGGATGCCAAATCTATCTTGATTGTCGGTTTTCATTTTTCGCACTCCTTCACGCGCAACAATGCAATAGCCAAATTCCTCATTGCCATTGCGGCCTCGCGGTATCTTTCGGCTTTGTGCTTCGGAAGCGATTCCGCTTTCCTGTCCATGCGGTCAGCTTCCATGGACATTTCATTCGATTTCTCGTCATACCCATCCATGGATAACATCGCTTGCTTGCGTTCGTCTTCTTGGATGTACGCCCATAACGCCCTCCGCGTTACATCAGCGGTGGTTTTGCCATTATCGGCGGCAAACTGGACAAGTCGCTTGCCAAGTTCGCTACCTAGACCTAGGAATATCTCATCGTTCATTTGGTTACCTCCGTGATTTTTATCCCGTGTAGCGCCTCGACAAGTTTTTTCTTGAGACGGTAGACAGGTGTCTTCATTCCCTTTACGTCTTCAACCACGGATTTTCCGCTTTCGTTGTACGAAAAATCCGCCCGGTATGTGCAGATATAAACGCCGTTGATCACGACCTTAAATTCTGGCTGCAACTTCAAGTCAGAGATCACGTTTGCCTTTTCCAAAAGCCGAAGCTCGGCATACCGCTTTCCTTCGGCTTGGCTGGCAAATGTGATTCCGTCGATGGTTGCTTTTTGGGCGTTGTATTTGCTGTGTCTCATTTTCTTAATGACCGTGGATAAAAAATTGGCGCTTGAATTTTTCTAGATGTTTTTTGGTCAAACAAATACCAGCATGCATTATCTTTCCCTGTCATTTTAGAATCTGGAATCCACTTAACTCTTCCAACGCTTACGATCTTGTGAAGATACCCCATATACGGAATAGATTGCTTTGTATGCATCCAATCGGCATCGAACAATAACCATGTCGGTGCAATACCAGACAGGTGCTGAATAATTGGATGAAGAACTTTCCTATCCCACGGCGGATTCGTAATAAAAAAACTTCCATAGCAATCATTACATTCGGTCGCTGTGACAATAGTTACATCGCCGCCTTTCCATCTATTTTCTACATCAGACCACCGTAAGCACGTATGGCCATGGTTCTCTAAATGACGAATGAGCGCCCCATCGCCGCAACACGGCTCATCAAAGTTGCATCTCTCCGGTAAATGTGGAAGCAATGGGCCGACTGCTTCATACGGCGTTGGGTAGAAATCTCGCTCGACCCGATCAAAATTGCTACGCTTGCCCATTATCTCTTACCTCTGCGGTTA